TAACTAATCCACGGCACATCAAAAGAGTTTCATTCCAAAGATTTTCATACTGAACTTTTTCAGAGTAGTTCCATATGGTTAATGGAAGTGTTGGATGTACTTGTTTGTAAAGTAATCCGTCTTCGTAATATTTGTTTAGTTTTTCTAACATAATTTTTTAATTTATTGTGACGGAACAAAATAATAATGTCCCGACTAATTGTATGTAATGTAATACTTGGTCAAATCCAACCACCACAAATCCGTTGTGAAAGTCCTGTTTATCCCAAAATGGTTTTCCAATTCTACTTGTTAACCAATCTGTTGCCCAATGACAGATGAACGTTATGGTTGAGAATGTGATTGCTAAACTGATGTCACCAAAATAAACCCAAGATGCTAATAACCACATTATTGAGTAAACTCCAACGTGGTATGTTAACCATTTAAGACTGGTACTTTTACCGGTTGCTTGTTCGTGTGTCTGTAATCCAAAATCAGCCAAGAAGTGGATTAACAATACAAATACTAATGTTGTGAATGATATCATATTATTCTATTTTTTTCAAATTCTCTTCTAATCTACGTAAGAATGATTCCTCACCGTCATCACCTGATAATAACCAATCCACTCGTTGAGCGTATTCTTGAGCTATTTTAAGAGCTTTAACCGCCTCTTTCATCTTCTCAATAACCTCATCCGGATATTTGTAATGGAATAAGTCCTCAGGGTATTTTTTATACCATTCAGGGTCTCTCCAACCTTCTTGCTTTAAATCTTCAGGCGTTTTTTCAACACCATTCTTCACAATAACCTCTTCTATTTGGTCTGCGATATAACCAATCTTATATTGGTTGTAATCAAATGCTCCTCCGCTCATACTCTTACCATTTTTTTAGGGTCTTTACCCATTTTTTTCAATATTTCATTTCTCTCGTATGTGTCTTGGTCGATGATACGTTTTGCTACTTTCATCAATTCCATTTTAGACATATTACCACACTCGTTATACACTTCTGCTTGTAGTTTTGAGTAATCACTCAAAGCTCTTTCAGATTCCCCCATTAATCCACGGAAGTTGGCTGATTGCATTTTTAAAGAACCAAGTGAAGAACCAATCCATTTTGCCAATGAACCCTCATCTTTCAAATACAAACCATAAGTTCCGTATTTTGTATAATAGAACGCCAAGATGTTGTCCTCTTTTGTCCATTCGTGTAATCCCAAAGTTTTGCTACGTGTTGCCATAATTGTTAATGTTAAAGTATTTGTTATTATTTATTCGACAAAAATAAGGCGAATATTTCTATCCGCCAAATTTTTTACAAAGAAAATTCAAATCTCGCTCGCATAATTTCCAACTTATCTTCCGGAACCCCGTGTTCATTAACTCCTCCGTGTCTGTTTTCAACGATTAAAGAATAAACCGTATATCCGTGTTTTTCAGCCAAGTCAAAATATGGTTTCATTTCCCACTCTTGGGTAAATGTGTTTGATACCACAATTTTTGAAACTCCTGATGATAAAAATTCTATTTCAGGATATTCATCCCAAGTCATTGCTTCCTCTACAGAGTCTTGACACCATTTATGGGCATCTTTTAATCTGGTGACATCAAATTGATATCCACCATCTTCCATAAAATACATATCCGCCTCAATATGAGTTCCTCCTAATGATTTTGCTAATGTGCTCTTACCCGAGCCGGGGCATCCGCGAATTAAATATAACTCTTTCATCACTTTATGTATTGTCGTTTAAATTTTGTTTGTTTTTCGTTTAATACGATGATGTATCTTTCACCTGATTTTGTTTTATAGACTTGAAATCTCATTGTATCAATGTAGTACCATTCATCAGTATATGAATGTTCATAAATTCTTCGTTCGGCATCACAAGACACCAAAGTGAAAAATAAAAATAATATTATTAAATGTTTCATTATAAATTTTCTAAGTGTTCAACAATTTTTTTAAATTTATCAACGTCTTTCTTATCAATAATCATCTCGTCAAAAGCACCATATCTACATTGATGACCGAAGATATATTTAATTCCGTATTTAACTCTTTCCCAAAAAGGTTTTTTTGTTAAATGTAATTGGAGATATACTTCCGGATATCTTTCACCATCTACAACATCTTCCGAATATGATACAACCATCATATGTTCTGTACTATGACAAGCACAGATAACAATTTCTCTTTCTTTTTCCATATTAACTTACTTTTACTTCTATTAATTTTCTTCTTAACCACTGTTCATCAACATTATCCGGTCTTTTACCTAAAATAATTTCATCAATTGTATCTCCAAGACATTCCATCAACATTCTTTTTATTTCTGCCGGTGCATCCATTGGTGCATATAAATAACAATCTTGTATCATTTCGTGAGATAACGGGACCTCAATTATTATTCGTGACGATATAAATGAATCATCTTCATTAAAATGATTATCCTCAACTCTTGTGTTTAACATATTATTTTTTTACAAAGATAAACATTTTTTTTTAATAAAAATAGTATTTTACATTTTTTCCGTATATTTATATATATGAGACCAACATTAAAAGAAGAAGACAAGCGTGTTAAAGTATCCATAACTTTAACTCCGGAAATTAACAAAAAAATGGAAGATGATTTAACCAATAAATCAAAATTAATTGAAAAATTATTAAGAAAATATTATGGAATGTAATAATTACAAAGTTTATATGATAAAATCATTAATAAATGAAAAAGTTTATATTGGTTTTACTAAACATACGTTAAAACATAGATTATCAACTCATTTTAGAAATTCAAAGAAAAACTCAATGGTTAATAATAAATTTGCTAACGCTATATTAAAATATGGTAGAGATAATTTTATTATTGAATTACTATTTGAATGTGATAATGAAAAAGAGGCGTTAGATAAAGAAATTTTTTTTATTAAAAAATATAACTCATATACTGATGGGTATAACTCTACGTTAGGTGGAGAAATCGGGGTTATAACCGGTAAACACGCAGATGTTTCCGGTGATAAGAACCCTTTTTATGGGAAAAAACATACTCCCGAAACAAAATTAAAAATATCTCAAAGAGAATATAAAAAAGGAGAAGACCATTTATGGTACGGACGTAAATTTGGTTCTCAATTTAAAGAAGGTGAAGAACACCCAAATTCTATCCAAATAACCATAAATGGTGTTAAATATGGTTCAATTCAACAAGCTTGTAAATCGTTAAATTTACACAGACGAAAAGTAATTAAACTATCCGACAATCCCCTTTAATTCGTCCGTATGGTGGTCAAATAACATATCTGACATAATCTCACGTTTATCCATTATTCTAATGATTTCATCTATATTATATAACCCAAACATTGGGTGACCATCAATCCCAACATCCATTTTCTTACCTTTACCAAATCTTAAATTTGTCGGTAAATGACAGTGCCCGTGAAGTTGGATATGACCTTTATTTAATCCGTCCCAGCTCTGTATAGGATAATGACATAGTACAAATGTTTTGAATTTATATAATAATTTTGAGTAGTGATTTACGCTAGTAAATAACTCTTGAGCATTATCTCGGTTATTCTCAATATGTGTATCGTGGTTCCCCAATATAAGGTGAATCTCTTTACACACAATTCTATCTCTGAACTTTTGAATGTTTTCAAATCCTCCAAAAGACCAGTCTCCCAAGTGAATTAATACATCGTCTTCACCAACAACACTATTGATTCCACTGATGATTACCTCATTCATTTGTTCTACGGTTTCAAAATCTCTTGTTTGGTCTATTGGTACACTACCATCCGGTAATCTCCAAGCCGTCACTCCTCTACATATGTTTTTGTGTCCGTAGTGTGTATCGGACGTTACAAAAACTTTTCTATCTTTATCTATCTTAATCATACTGCAAATCTAATTCTTTTTTTCCAAACCAAAAAGGTTTTTCTCTGTTTTTCCAAGAAGCCAAATCACTTTTGGCCCCCATATAATAATTTCTATAAGATTCCACAACAGAATCCACCTTAAACTCATCCGGCATCGCCATAGCCGGTTTAGTAAAACCAATATCCGGGATGTTTGGTTTATTTATAATACACCAATTAATCACATCTATTGATTTGTGTCTTTTACCATACCTGTGGGTATATTCTTTTCCAAGTTCCAATCCCAACTCACACAAATACAAATAATTTGATAAACTTTCACGAGCCCAAACAGCACAAGGATGATTCTTATGTGACAACTTGTACGGTACTTGGTCGTTACTTGGTCGGTACTTAGTCGTTACTTGGTCGGTCATATGGTGAACACCACATAATAACTGAGCCGTTTCCAAAATCATTTTAACTACGTGTTTATCTACGTGGTATTTTGCCGACAATGTCGGATTCTCATCTAAGAAAAATATATTCATTATACGTGTGGTATTTGGACTCTCACACAAGTTTGTGCTTGACCCTCGTTCATATAAAAATTGTTCAAATATCCCATTATGTTTGCACTACCGATTGGGTTTGCTGAATGAACATACACAATTGGAAATATAAACTTGTCGGCCTTTCTCTCACTTCTACTCATATTGAATCTACCCTCATTTGTATTGTGAAATAACGCAACCAAGAACTTAGCAGCATCATATCCGGTTTTTTCCTTAATATTATCATAATTTAATTCATAATTTGGAGAAACGTTATTGAAATACTCATTCATCGCAGTATCACCTAAATCGTGGTCCAATGAAATAATATCAATATTACCCAATCCAATCTCATTAATTTTATTAACAAATTCATCGTAATTTCTCACAACAATCCAATTATCTCCGGTTGGGGTTCTTACGTCATCTAAATAGATACGGTAAGGTGGTTTCATATTATTTTCCATAATTCTATAATTTTATACAAAGGTAATCAAAATATCGTAATAAAAAAATCCATCACTAAAAAAATGATGGATTATATTTTGAAACCTTGTTATTTGTTTATTTTTTAGAATTTGTTCCCACAAGAAGAACAAAATTTATCGGAATCTTTTTTTCTTTTTTTCCCACAGTTAGAACAATACACTTTTAAGTCTTGTTTCTCATATACCTTTTGTGACATAGGAAGAATCTTCCATACAGAACTTGCACAAGTGTGGTGATTAAAAGTTTTATCCACAGTTTTGAAAGATTGGTCAGATGAACCACCTTTTTCAACTCTACCGGTTTCAATAGAGTCCATAGATAACATATCCATAGTAACTTCACTACGAGAATTACCTTTAGATTTTAATATACCTCTTTTACTTCTAATGTTTGGTCCGGCAAAAGTATTACTCATTGATGTGGTATTAAAATTAACACCTGCGGTATTAGATGATGATGTAAACGATACATTATTACTTAATGTTGTATGAGCGTATCCGCCTGAAAAAGTATTGGTATTATAAAGATGAACCGGACCACCGAATGAACCACCAACATAAGTTATAGGGTTATTCCACACCGGTTGTTTATATTCATCAAAGAAGTCAATAACAACATCCCCATTTCCGGCGATGGCGTCCAATACCTCATTTGATGTTCCGTCAACCTCATAGGTCTCAAACTTAAATTTACGTGGGTCATCAAGATATCTCTCAAGAAATACTCTTTGTCCCGGTTTAAGAACAATTCCTCCTCCGGAAATATAACTTCCGTCAAGTTTGATTTTTGCTAATACTGTGGTTGATGATGGGTTGAATAATTCCAATTGGAATTCGTCCCCGTTGTTTAGATAGACAGTTTGTCCAAATTGTTTAAGACGTTTTCTGTCTTTTGAGATGTACGCACAAGGCGTACCTGTTTTTGTTTGGTAATACATAATTTCCTTATTTTATTTTTTATGTTTATTGAACTTCTCTTCGTTGGTATCAATTCCAACTCAAATGCCTCTGTGGACACGAGAACCTCAGCAACAAGGTTTCAGTTATAAATATAAGGATACTTTATTTTGTTGTAAATAAAAACCCCCAAGTTTCCTTGAAGGTTATTGTGGTCCCGGAGAATTACGATATCCCGACTTCTACATTATGAGTGTAGCACTCTGACCTCTGAGTTACGAGACCATTTATGGGGTTTTAGTGTCCCCAAAAACACTTAATTAACTTATTGGTGGTGTTTCACATACCGACCAAATTTATCAACCCTCACAGAGAGTTTCTCCAATCTAAAGTTCCATTGTTTGAACTTTCCTAAGCCCGATTTAATTCGTGCTTGTTTAATTGCAGATTCCTCTGCCTTCTCACGTCCCTCTTCCGTAGTTTCTACGAAAAAAGTGGGAGCCTGAACACCGTTATAAACGGGAACTACTCTCCAAATTCTCAATTTCTGAGTCATAATCTTAGCTAACTGCTAAAACTATGTGGAGTTTGGTTGTTGGTTTTTCATATTAGTAATATAATCAATTAAATATAAATATCAAACATATGGTGGTCTATCACCTCAACTTTCGACTGATACAATTTTACGTGTGCCACACTTGGTCTATTTGTCAATGTCACTTTAATGTTTGAAATTTTGTATCCCCGACAGGAGTCGAACCTGCAGCTTACAAGGCTTAAACTTGTTGTGTTTACCGTTTCACCACGAGGATATATAGGACACGGGTTCGGTTTCCCCATATGTGTCCATTCTTTTTGTAGTTGTGTTATTTTAAGAGAAATAACCCGGTGCCCACCGAAGAACCCGTATTTTTTGTCCGCACAAAAATTTGTAAAAAGGCCGTATTGTCGTTTAGTCTATTTCAACCGTCCGAGTTCTACATTTTACATCCAAGAACCCATACCCTCATACGGAGAGAACGAAAGTGGATGACCTGATGGTAAGGTGGGATTCGAACCCACGGACTCTCGGCAGTTTCCCACCGAGTGTTTCGCCAGCAAAACTTCTTACCAAACCTTTTGGAAAAACTGATGGTTACGTTTACCATCTTCGACTTGAGTTTGTCTTTACCATTTTTCCATTTTTTTTTGAGAGATTTCCACTTTAAAGTAAACGTAAATCTCTTAACAAACCGTACTTTATTTTCTTTTAAGATAAAGAAATTTGTAACAAACTATCCACTTCCCACTGATTTTTCTTAACAACAGAAAAACAGAACTCACAGACTAAACCCACAAAAAACGACTCGAGCTGGTGATTGGATTCGAACCAACGTGACCTTTCGGTTCCTGATTACAAATCAGGTGCAATCAACCTCTATGCGACACCAGCCTGTTTACATTATCACTTCGGCCACATTGGGAGAACCGCAGTTCCCACGTTGTTTAAGGAGGTAGTTGGCGGTGTATCACACCGAGTTATGATAATGTATATTTTTACACATCCCTCAAGATGGGGTAAGTTGTATGAGCCCAAACCCTCATACCCCGCTTAGCTTAACACCCTTATAAAACTTCGCCCAAGTTACCTTATGGGACTTACATTCTTTCTACAGTTAAGTTTAAAACTTATCTTACTCAACAAACATAACACTTCTTGTAGTGTTGTAATGAATTTTTCTTTCCCCTGTGTTCAATACACCGAATTACTTGTTTGCCTTTCTATGTGTAAATTTTGTACCCACGGTGAGAGTCGAACTCACAAAACTCTTCATCCTAAGTGAAGCGGCTTTCCCGTTTGCCCACGAGGGTAATTGTTGTACCTCCAACACGATTTGAACGTGTATGAAACATCTTAGAAGGATGTGGCATTTCCATTTATGCTATGGAGGCAAAAAGAGCGAGTAGACGGGATTGAACCGACATCATCTGGTTGGAAGCCAGAGATAATAACCATTATACGATACTCGCGTATTGGGTAGGTCAGAGGCCTTCTGCCTACCGAGACCTCGTCGTTAACTTTCGTCAGAGCGTACCGAGACACTTTTTCATTATCTAGATTGGAGAATCCCCATCTCTTTTTCGATTCTTTTCTTATCAGAATCTGTTAATGGAACTTTTACGTCCCTTGTACCTTTTTGTGTTTTCACACCACTTTTCAGTTGGTTTTGTAACATATCAAGTGCTCTTGATTGTCTTGACCTTTTCGCTGCTGTAGCCATACTTCGGTTTTTAGATTAATAATTAGTAGCGGGAGGAGGACTCGAACCTCCGACCTTATGGTTATGAGCCACACGAGCTGCCAACTGCTCTATCCCACGATGTTTATTCTTAGTAGCGTAGCGTGGACTCGAACCACCCCCCAAGCTTATGAGACTTAGATGCAACCTTTACACTTTAACGCAATTTATTGTTTGTAATTAACATAGGCGGAACTCAAATCCTCTTACTCTTGTTTCCACGTTACCATATCATAAATTACCGAAGGATTATCCGTAACTTATTAGGCTCTCCCGCTAAGGACATTATGTTAATTACATTTTGCTGATTAGTAAGGATTCGAACCTTAATCCTCCTTCCCCTGAGAAGCCCACGTTCCAGGGACTCGAACCCTGTTTTGGGGGATGGTGTGCACCATTACACTATAATCAATCGGAAGTTTCGAACCTTCCATTCTCAAGGTAATTAATCTTGAGTTTTGCGGTCTATGACGGTAACGCTCCGTCTACTCAACAGTGACAGTGTTGGATGATACTTCTTCACTAATAGACCTTGTTTTTATTCTCTACAAAGATAGGTAGAACAATTTAAACTACCAAATCTTTTTTTACTTTTTTTTTTGTGGAGGTACACGGTAACGCTCCGTGTTCTGTGATTTGCAAAACCACTGTAATTGCTTTTATACGATACCCCCAATTTATTTTAATATTCACCTCCGGTTTTTTCGTAAAATTTTAACCACTTACGAATTGTATTTTCCGATACACCGAACATTTTACCTGTTTTAACATATTTAAGTTCAAATACTAATTGTTTCAGTGTTTCATAATCAGGTCTCTCAACTTTTCGTTGTTTGACACAACTTTCAAATTGAGCCTTGGTATAACCAAAAGTATTTTTTTCTTTTTTTTGATACCCTACCGGTATTGAAAGAATCCCTAAATTATATTTTTTAGATGATGTTTTAGAATTAAGAATATTTTTAATTTCTAACATAACATTATCAAGATTAGATTTAACTTCTTTATCCGTTATCCGAATAACATTCCAACCATCTTTTAATAATAACTTGTCTTTTTTATCATCCCTTTCTTTTCTATCCGCCAATAAATGTTGGGAGCCGTCAATTTCAACTGCAACTTTTTCATTTACAAACGCAAAATCAATAAAATATGGAAAAATACAATATTCTCTAATAATTGAATATTTTTCACCCCAATTTAATACTTCTAATTTTTCTAAAAAAAGTTTTTCGGGATAAGATAAGTTAGATGTTCTCCAGGCTGTTTTATCAGGGTTATTTTTCATAAACTCAATTCGTTTTACCCTCATTATTTCTTTAGTTTCATCACTATGTAAATATCTTTCAGGATATTTCTTATGAGCTGTTTTAATACCTTCAGATAATGTTCGTTTTTTATCACCTAAAACTCTAATAACAATATCTTTACCAATACCATATTTTTTACCAATCTCGTTAATACTAACTAACGAATCCACATATAATGAAATAATCTCATCCTTTATAGTAAAAACATAATCACAAGTTTTTTTATGTGAGGAATACCCCCCTTTATTTTTGAACTCTCTATTACAAACTTCACATTTTATCATAACACCTTTTATTATAAATATCACGAACTCTTGTAAAATCTTACATCCTAACCACTTTTTTTTATTTATTTGTAGCCCGTAACGGTTACGCTCCGTCCTCTTATCCGTGAAAGGGATAGGTTCTACTACTAAACTAACGGGCCATTTTATATTACCAATATTTCAAATAACGTATTTTTTAATTCCGGTACAAAGATATAATATCTTTTTTAATCTACCAAATTTTTTTTATTCTTTTTCTTCAGTTTCTTCTACATCAACTAAAATGTATTCTACTCCTAAGATTGGTGAATAAACCATTTCTAATTCTTGATACTTTGTATCGTTTTTTTCTTGTCCTTCCATCTTTTAATTTTGTTTCGACAAAGGTACGAATATTATTTTTAATATTCCAAATGTATTTCAAAAAAAAAAATCCACCTCTTTTGGAGATGGATTTTACTATATTATTTTTTACTTAAATATACATCATACCATCTCCGTCCAAGTTGTATCTCTACCCTCGGCTCCTATCGTAAGTAATAATGTATTTAAAGTTTGCATTTTCTGTGTTATTGTAATTTCTAATAAATATACACCTTTTTATAAAAGTGTCAAGTATTTTTGAAAAAAAAATTAAATGTTTGTGTAAAAAGCCAATTTTCTACTACCATCATCATAAAATCTATCAACATTTTTATTTTCTTTAAATATACCTAAAGATTTAATTAACGATAGTGACGGTGTGTTTTTTTCAGAAATATTGGCAGTTATTTTAGTAACACCTTTAGATTTACAAAATCTGATAGCTTCATACATTAATTTTTTACCAACACCTGTTTTACGTTTATCATTTACAACTCCAATAGCGTTCAAATGACAATTTTCACCATTTATCTTAAAAATGAGTTTTCCATCGTTATTATGATGTGATGTATATAAACCATCTAAAGATGACAATCTATTTCTATCCAACCCAAGGGGTAACACATTCTCAAACCATTCATAATCATCATCAGAATAATGTGTGGTTTTTATTTTTTTATGTTGATTTAAGATATTGTCCTTTTCCTCCTCGGTTATCACTAACTTTTTCATATTATTTTTTCTTTGTAAGTTCAATCGCAACAGATGGGATGTATTGTTTATATAATTCAATCTGTTTCTTTTTAAGTTCAATCATTTCTTTGATATTATCTGATAACTTTTTAATCTTATCATAATCATCCGGACTGAATAAAAATACTTCAGTTGGTTTATAATCCCAAGATGCTTTTTGTTTTAAGGGTCCTGATAACTCAATTAAATCCATATCATTAATGTAATATGGTGTTAATCCTTTAGATTTGATTTTTGCTAATGTCATTGGGGTTAAATCCGCATCTAACATTCGTCTATCCATTTGAATGTCCTTCATTTCTTTATGTTGACCTAATATTTCGTCCTTTTCTTCTTCTGTGATTATAAATTTCATATTGATAAATATCTAATTATAGGTCTATGTTCCATTTATATTGTGTAACGTGTTTTACTGGTAAATCATAATTTTCAATAATCCATTTTTTAATTATTTCTTGACCTTCTTCAAAATTAAATCCAAAAAAATTTAGTAATAAATCCCAAACTTCTTCATATGATACCAAAGCAAGTCCGTTAACTCTTGTAAACTCAATAATAATTTCACCATCTTTTATAAAAAAAATATGACCCGGATGTTTTTTAGACACAAACGGTTCTAACCCACCATAATTATTATTTAAAAATTTAATAACGGTATCGTGTAATCGGGATTCAGTTATAAAGTATTTCATATTAATAAATATAAAGAAAAAAGTTTAACAACCCCGCCCTCGGGTCGTAGCGAGCAACTTGAGAATTTCTTCTCGTGGGAATTCCGGAATTGGTCGTGTTCCTCACCGGCGTACCAGTCCTTATCTATCTTGAATTTAATCAGCTACTGTTGGGAGGTCACCCCTATCAACACACCTAGTCCATTAGTTTTTAAGGGTATGGACACCCCGGTTGTTAAACTTTTTAATTCTTCAGGAGAGACCCCCAAGGGATAACCATAACGGAATTACCCTTGGCTCACTCTCCGTCTTCTTGCACACCGCCAAGGACTCGAACCCTGAACTTTGAGGTTGGAACTCAAAATGATACCATTTCACCAACGATGTATTTTGTAGTCAGGAGAGGAATCGAACCTCTCTACAGGGAGCTACCCGTCATCCGTGACCTTCCATCGGACTCGAACCGACCTTGTATCCAACCTGACCATTAAAAACCCCCGGACTGACCTTTTCTTCCTTGTCTGTACGTGTTATCCTGCAGTGACTACGTAGCGAGGGTTTTAATCTTTATATTTCCAAACAAAACCTCCCGACGTTTTTGTTTTACCTCTTAAATTATTATTAATACCTTTATAACTTATACCACTTTCTTTAGATGCAATATTCCCATTAACCCATTCTTTTATTAATTCACCGTTTAGTGAAAATTGTAAGATTGGTTTTGATTTTGCGTGAGGTAATCCTGTTCGTTCCAAATATCTTTTGTAATTATTATTATCACCTTTAGACGATTCACTCATTTTTTTCCTATGTGTATCTGATTTAGATTTACCTTTCCAAAATTCACTCATCTTTTTTTTGGTGTCATCACTAATTTTTCTACCTAAAGCGGATTGACTCATTTTATATTTACTTTCGTTAGAGTGATGTTTACCCTCCCAAAAAGGTTTTAACTTACCGTTTAATACTAACTTGTCGTCTTTACTTAATCTAAAAACTTTACCATTTTCATCAATATATTGTCCCAATCCTACAGTAACAAATCCAACATCCGGAATATATGCGTTTTTATTAAGTAAATCACTAATATGTTCTATAATCAATTGACGCTCGTGTAACATACAATCTTGTCTATTTTCAAAATCATCTCTAATAATAGTTTTAACTAACTTTGTTTTATCGGGTCTCCAACTTTTCATAGACCCCATATAACTATCTTTCAAAGGTTCTACTTTTGATGACCTACTACCAAAATAATATTCACCAGTTTCTAATAAATCTAACCTATAAGTGTAATGAAACATAAAATTCTCTTTATTATAAATATATTATAGATATTCAAAAGAACAATTTTAAGTAAATTATTTTTCTAAACTATCCGGATAATATAATAATGTTGGGTTTTTTTTCTGTATTTCAGTTTCCGGATAAAGTTTCTTAAACTCCAATACATTAAACTTACCGGTTATTAAGTGAAAACCATTTTTGGTTTTAATTACTTTCTCAACTTTATTACCTACCGGTTGGATTTCCATTAAATCCATTGTAATGTCTCTCAAGAATTTTTTATCCGTTGTATCAACATCAACAATCCATCTTTTTTCTTGAGTTTTGATTTGACCCACAACTGAATCAAATAAACCCTTTTGGTTTTTCACACCATTTTTAATTCTCTCAGCTAACGACATCATCATTTCCAAAGAAACATCCATATGGTTTTGTTTCTGAACGTGGATGTAAGCTCTTGCCTTAAACATCTCACATAATTGTTTGATTTCATCGTATCTTTTATCAAGATGTTCAATACTATCAATACAATATGTTTTGATTGTTCTAACCGATTGGTGATTATCTCTCTCACCCTCAGGTTGGTCTTTTTTTCTTTTGAAAACGTATAACATATAGAAATCGTTTTTGTCCGAGAAATTCAGTAATTCTTTGATTTCTTTTATGTTATCTATCATCTTACTTTAATTTTTTTAATTTGATTCCCCTATAACCTGTTGAAAATTAATAAGTTAGAGAATATTACATTTATAATATTGTTATGAGTTTATTATTTTAGAAATTTCTAAACAATTTTCACTTAACTTTATTTGTTTTTCCAAACTCATTACTACATCATATGTTTTACTAAAATCTTCTTCACTTTTGTTATTTTCAGAAATTGGAATTACTCCAATTTTTATAAGTTTCTCAAGTTCATCATTTCTTTTCTCCATTAAGTAAGAAATGTGATTTTTTAATTCTAAATTATCTATCATCTTAATATCCTATTTTATTTTATCTTTTCAAACTCATCACCGAATCCGTACCATTCAGAACCTTCTTCGTCCTCATACCAATATTGATATTCTCGGTCGTATTTATTATAATCAACACTTATTAATTTAACCTCATCACCACCATCTTTAACCCTAACTTTATCACCCACCTGAAAATCTTGTTGGTAATAATCAAGAGAATTACTTTGAGGTACAAGTTCATTAAGTGAACTCAATTGTTTTGTTTCTGTGTTCAAACACATTCCATCACCAATTAGTTTCCAATTGTTATTGTATAACCAATTTGTAAAATCCAATAATTCTTTCTCTAATGTCATATCGTTTATTTTTTTACAAAGATACAATTAAATTTTACTCTACCAAATTTTTTAAAATAATAAATATGGTTCCCATTCTTCCGGGATATAATGAACCTGTCTCATTAACATCAAATAGTGTGGTCGTCTTGGTTGTGGAATTTCTTTACCATACTCTTCCAAAGTCAAATTGGACTTCTCACCGTTACATCTTCTACAAGCGGTTACCAAGTTATCCCACGCATCTTTACCACCCTTAGATTGGGGTACTACGTGGTCTAATGTCAATGTCTTACGATTGTCACACCCACAATAAACACAGGTATATCCATCTCTTCTATAAACATTTTCTCTACTTAAAGGAACTTTTTGAATCGGTTGATTCACATATTTGTAAACCCTAATAATTGAAGGTTTTTTAATATCCAATTCAGGATTGATTAACTTGAATGATTCCGGATGTTCGGCAATAACACTTGCATTACCTTTATAAGAAATTACAAAAGCCCTCTCAGTATTTATGATAGACCTTGGCATATAACTTGAATCCAAAACCAATGTTTTTCCGTACTTACTCACGACTTTTGATTTATTAGTTAAACATTTTTTTGTTCCCCCGTCAGGAGTTGAACCTGACCCCACTGGTTAAAAGCCAGTTGCCTACACCGGTTTGCTACGGGGGATTATTGAGCTCATCTCACTTTGTTATTTGTCTCAAATTATAACTAATTTGAACTTAATAATCAAACTTTGTGAGCCACATTTGTAGGTACGGATGGAATCGAACCATCGACAGCCATTTCATCAGAATGGAACTCTACCCCTGAGTTACGTACCCAAATTATTTTTTGATATAAATTCTTCACGATATTTGTTTATCGTATCAATTACTTCATCCTTATATCGGGAATGAACATAATTGTGATGTGTCGGACACAAAGGTATTAAATTTTCTATAGAATCGTTATTATGATTTTCATCGTAGTGATGAACAGCAACAATTTTATTTTCACCACAAATCACACATTCTTTTTTATGATACATAAAACATAATGTTCTATATTTTTTATTGTTAAATTCCGACACTTCATCTCTCCAATTAGGATGATTTTTACCACTTCTAAAGTGTGTGTTAGAACAAGAATAAGAACAAGTTGTTTTTTGTTTTGGGTGACCGACTAAATCCTCAAACTCTTTACCACATACCGGACATTCTTTAATAACTCTTTCATATAATAAAGGTTTAGACCTTAAATGTGTTATATCCAAGTTTTGTTCTTCAACGATAGACAAGAACTTTTTTCTAGTTCTACCATTATCATATCCAAGAGTATTTCTAACAGCCTCAGATATTGTTTTACAATTTTTAATAATTTCTTCCATATATATAAATATATGGAAATGTCGTAAAAGTCGTATTTGAACCAAATATTTTTATTACGACTAATAATAGTCGGGGTGAGAAGAGTTGCACTTCCCGCTTCCTGCGTCCAAGGCAGGCTTCTCGCTCCGAGAATACACCCCGTATTTTATTTCACTTCTCGATACACAGTAACTTTACCCCCCCTTTTAGGGATAAAAGACCCTGCTTCATACCAAAGTTTTTCTTGTTCTTCTCTTTTCTCAATAATAACCTTAACTCGGTTTATTGTTTCTTGATTAGGACTTGTGTCAATTGTATAAGGAATATTGTTAATTTCCATATACTTAAGATATTCATTTGTTCCCATATTCTTTTTTTTTCTGCGGAGAGCAGAATACTCGAAATCCATCCATTTTACCGAACCACTCGCTTAGCAGGCGGTGACAATACCCTGATTGTTTTACTCTCCATTTTGAGTCCCCAAGAGGATTCGAACCCCTACCCTATCTGCCGTAAAGATAAATTCTTCCGTTGAACTATGGAGACAATTTGTAGTCAGGACAGGTCTCGAACCTGTAATTGGACAGAATGAATGATACCAACCTTAGACATTCCTTTGCGTCTACCGTTCCGCCACCTGACCATTTTGAGGTTGAGAAATCCTCTGTGTTGTAAGAACTATGTACGGGTCATTCTTTTTTTCGCCCCGTATAGTATTCCCCTCTCACCGGGAACAACACATTTTACTTCCACTGAGTTCTTCGGTTATACTTCCAAGTTTTATAACTTCTGTACTTAATTGACGAATGTCCTTTCTTGAAATTTAATCCCTCATCCCAATAAGATGGGTATTCAAACTTTAACCAAATCAATCTGTAATCTTTTGAACAAGTCGCCCTGTTCAGTTTCATTCTGTTTGTGTTTACACTCATAATCTTGAGTCTGTTGTTTAGCAGACCTCAAAGATTATCCAATACCTTTTTCATAACCGTAATTTATAAACTCGTTTATATTCGTCCAACGCTGACTTTAGATTCTCAATACATTCTCGGTAATTAACATCATCACCAAGATTAAATCTCTCATTTTCTTGTTCCCTCTTGAACAACACTTTTAACGAATTATCAATGTTGGATAAAATGTCCAAGTAAACCATCTCTTTGTCTTTGGATTTCTTTAAATCAAATCTTAAATCTACAATTAGACCCTCTAATTCTTCAATTTTTTCATTCTCATCCATAACACATAATTAAGTGTGAAAGGCGGGGGTCGAACCCGCAATCTTCTGAACCACAATCAGACGCTTTACCATTTCAGCTACAATCACCATATATAAACCTAATAATGTGGGTTTGAGATGTACCCTTTTCAATCAGCTTTCACACCCATCACCCCTTCTTAAGCAGGAGCTGTCAGTATCTGATACCACATTTAAGGTTTTGCGGACTTGGGGAATCACGATATCCCGACCCTTCGCTTAACAGGCGAACGCTCTTCCTCTGAGCTACAAGTCCAATTTTGACTACTACCTGACTCCTTTCGAGCTTATGAAACTCGTATCATTCCTTAATAGTAGTCATTTATTTTACCCCACTTCACCGGATTAACGGACCGGCTGCCATATGGGAGTGGGGGTTTCCCGTTATTTCGGGACTCCGTGGTACTGGTTGGAATCGAACCAACGACACCTTGGGCTTCAACCAAGTGCTCTACCCCTGAGCTACAGTACCGAGTAATGATAATGTTGGAGTACCCATCTCGCTCCAATCTTAACTGCTTTAAGAAGTTTTACGGTGCACCGGCAGGGGGTGTATGAATTCTTGAACCTATCTTGGATTGTCGACATCCGGTAGATAGAGAAAACCATTATCATTGTGGAAAATAGTGGACTCGAACCACTCCCGTGAGGACCTGATTTACAGTCAGGCTATCGTATCCGAACGACTTTTATTTTCCTTTTGTACCCCGAGATGGAATTGAACCACCACCATTTGTATGTAAGACAAATACGCTTCCATTACGCCATCGGGGCAAATTGTACCGAGAAATGGTAACGCTCCATTCTAAAGTCAGATATGAGCCGTCTTTGGTCCTTGACCTCTCGGTAGTTTTGGTGGACATAGATTCATCATCTATTCTTGGGTTTCCACCGAACCCGTTGAGGTGATAGTAGGAATCGAACCCACCTAGCTGAGTTTGCAATCCAGCGCCTAAACCACTCGACCATATCACCATTTTTGTTACCCCTGAGAGAATCGAACTCCCCCCGCATGGACCAAAACCATGTGTACTAACCGATATACGAAGGGGCAAAATATTTTTTAGTTAAAGAACGGTTACCACAATTACGTTCGCCCCGGACTCTCTCCGGACATTCTTTTTTGGGCGTGGATTAAACTATTTAACTAACCCGCGGAAGGAGTGGGACTCGAACCCACACGGGTGTTACCCCCAACGGTTTTCAAGACCGCAACCAGTAGACCGACTTGGCTTACCCTTCCATTTTTTCTTACCAATATTTCAAATAACGTTCCTTTATTTTGATGGGACAAAGGTAATCCTTTTTTTCACTCTACCAAACTTTTTTGTAAAAAAAAAATCCTGAACTTTTTGAGTTCAGGACTTATGTTTATATTGTATATTATTTTTTTACACTATATTACACTAAATCATTATCACCTGAACTTGTATGCGAGATACGCGGATACGAACAATTACTAAATTGTTGTTTCCAAATTGAGACGTTCATATGTTTATTAGTGTTTTTCATTTTTTTTAAATTTTGTGGTATCTCTACCTTTGTTTCTTATAATTATATCAAACTTACGAAAAGTTTAATAAAAGTCAAATATTTTTTAAAATTTTTTTTATTAAACCAATTTGTTCGCAATGTCAATTATTCTACTTTCATCCTCATTTGATAGTAAATGTTTAGAATTTCTAATCTTTGTTATTAATTCGTCCCACTCTAACTCCATTATGGTAACCCCCTCTTTTTTTGGTTTAACTTTTCCGTTGAAAGAGTCTAAATGACCATCTTCAACAAGTGATTCAATTAAATCTTCAATTTCACGACGACTACACTCTTCGATATATTCCCAAGGCTCAATATCGATTTCTGTACTAAAATATGGCATAATTTATAAATTTTCTAATCTGTTAATAATTTTTGTTACTTCCTCTTTTGAATTCCATCCTGAAACATCGTCACCATCCTCAAATGGTACGAACTTACCAAGAGTCTTGTAAAATGCAGCAACTTCAAAGGAAGTTTTTCCATTTCCGTATAATCCCGGACCTCCAACCACAGAAACTTCAATATCGTTTCCTAAATCCAATCTTGCCATAACAGAACCTCTACCTAATGGGTGTGGTTTAAATACTAAATCATCAAATGTTTTCATAATGCAAATATATATATATTTTTTATATTACAAAAAAATTAATGTTTTTTTACTAAATATTTGTGTCCGGAATCAGAATTCACCTCAAAAATCTCTTTCATTTTTATCGCCTCAGATTCAGTTTCAAAACTCATTATTTCAGAATAAGAATCAACTAAAATAACCGGTAACTCAACTCCGGTGTGATGTTTTATTATTTTTACTATTACCCACATAATCTTTTTTTCATAAGTATACATAAAAAACAAAAAGGTGTCAAATGACACCCTTTTGCTAGATACAGAATTTTCCCCTTTCTTTTAGTTGGTTAATCCCGTCCGGTTTCTACACCGGAGGTAAGTTTAGGCTTGTAAGGCCATTATTTTCATTTTATTAGCTTTGTTCTCTAATTTTGTTTTAACACCACTAAGTGCCGGACAAACTAATTTAGCCAAACCTGATTCTAATGATTTTACCATTTCACTATTGTCAATAGCACTAAATAAACCATTTCTAACTACGTCTGAAATACCACCATCGTATCCTTTATCGTGTTGTATTTTACGAGCAATACCTTCACCAATAGATGATGCTAATTTTTTAGTTACAAAGTTACAATCAGTTAATTTAGATATATCATCAATATGTAAGTTACCTATTGCCGTAACAATAATACTACCAATCCATCCTTCAGGATTTACCGGAGTAAGTTTTTGAAGTAACCATTTACCCATATATTCTTTAAATGTTCCAAATATTGCTTCTGACCCGTGTTGACCAAACATACCTTTAATAGTATCCCAAAACTCTTCTTTGATAAGTTGTTTATCAAAACCTTGTGATTCTAAATAAATTGCCTCAGAGATAAGTTCGTTAAAGAATTTTTCTCTTGGTTGTTTAAATTTAAGAATCCTATTTTCAGTTAAAATTTTAGTCCTTGTTTGGATAATTTTAGTCTCAGATAATAAATTACTATTTTTCTCTTCAGATAATTTTTGTAAATTTTCTTTGATTAATTTATCTAATTTTGATTTAGATTCGTTCACACCTTTTCCATCAAGAGTTAATGGTAAATATGGATTTTGACCTGCAGGGAATTTATCTTCTTTACCCGCTAATATATTATAAACATTATTCTTATTCAAAGTTTTACCTCTCCAAAATGTGAATAATTTATTTTGTTTATTAACTTTTGGTAATTCCTCAGGTTTAATTTTAAGGTCTTCATATACACCTGAACCCCAACATCCTTGAAGGAACGATTTATATCTTCCATTGTTAACTGATGAATTTGCTTGAGTGTCTTGACGAGTCGCGTATCTAATAACTGCTGATAAATAAGTTTTGATTGCTTTTTCACATTTATCTTTAGTGTATTCATTATTATCAGTTCCACCTGAAATTTCAGGTACCGCATTTTTAGGGAAATAAATTACAACATCTTTATTGTTATACATTAAACCATAATCTCTACCATTAATTGGGTAATATTGACTTAATTCACCTCTATTAACCGGAGGATTTAATGTGGTACCACTTTCTTTCGGTTGAATTTGATAGTCAGCATAATTATTAGGGTAATAATATGTTAACATATCATTCCAACTTTTAAATACATAAGATAGAGCACCTTGTAATCCAAGTTGTTTTAATTGTGCACTAATATTACCAATTAAATAATATGGGTCTGAATCGTAGTTTTTAGGGTCAATACCAAATTTTTTTAAAATATCGGTATATTGTAAATCTAAATCAGAAAACGCCATTCCTTTGATTTTCATAGGACTATTTTTGTCATTCAAAGCGTAAGTAAATTTACAAGTATCACCCGTTAAAATCATTCCATCATATGTTAAATAATATGGTTTTGTATCACCTTTTTTAAACGACTTTTTAGCTGCAAAATATATTTTACCGTTAACATTAACAGGTTTTGATGTTCCATTTTGGCTTCTACATAAAGCAACTAAAGTCCCTTTATCTTTTAAGAATGAGTTTGTTGTTAATATAGTTAATTCATCTTTTGGTGCTTGAACTATTTGTTGTGTTTGTTCAATAATAAGAGAATTAACTTCATTTATAATATTTTCTAAATTATCCATATCAGATTCGTTTTTAGGTGTATTCGATAATGAAAAATCGTCACTATCTACCCAAGTAGGGTCAAAATTTGTATCAGGTGTTTCAGTTTTATCCGGAGTATTAGACCACGATGAACCAGGCATCCACACCTGTCCATCTTCAGTAGTAACTACTAATGAATTGTTTTTACAAGACCATTTACCGTAAACTTTACCACCTTCTTTTGAAACATATAAAAATGTGAAATCATTCCAAAAATAACCTGAATCAGTCTCAAACATTTTAATAACAATTTCATCACCTTTACTATCTCTACCTAACTTAACATTCTTTAACCCTTTTAAACAAGTTGCCCAATCAGGTAATACAACCTGAACAATTTCCTCAGGCTTATTTTCTTCAGGTTTATTTTCTTTACATTTTTTTCTAGCATTAGGGAATCTTCCGTCTAATATACCCGTCGCATCTTTATTATCTTCTAATGACTTCCAATTAGTAATTGCTTTACCTTTGGTATACCATACACAATCAACTATTTTATATTGATATGGGTCACCTTTTGTTGTATAAATTCCATTTGATACACTATTTTCATCAGATGATGAATTTCCACCTCCACCTCCGGTATTTTGACTACCTTCAATCCATTTAGTTCCATCCCATCTATCACCATTATCCATATTAATTAAATAACCATTAGTTCCGTTACATCTCCAATTACCGTCTTCTTTTGTACCTAATTTAATATAACTATATACGAATTTACCACTTTTACTAAAATATAAGTTATTACCTTCTTTATCTACACCAGATACAACATTATCATTTATCTTTTTAACTGTAAGAGAATTACTAATACATTTTGCCCATTCAGGAAAACCTGTTGATTGTTCATTATCATATTTTGCGTGAAAATCTTGTGAGTAAGCAAGTATCTGAGCTTCAGTTGCACCATTTGCAACCATTTTTTTAATATTGTCGTCTAATTGTTTTTTTCTTTCAGGTGTTAACATTATTTTATTATTTTTTTTTTATTTAAAAATTGGGTTACCGTTATCGTCTAAACCTTGATACGTTCCACCACCTCCGTTATCAGATGTTGAAACACCTTCACATATCCAAGGTAAAGATATCAGATTACAAATTCCTTCTTTAAAGGATGGTTTAAAAAATGCTAAAATCGAGGCTCCAAGAGATGTACTCGCAGCTAAAACAATGACTATAAATCTACCCAAAGTACCGATTGATTCCCACCCCGCTTTTAATGATGGAAACATTGCTTTAATTTGAGTCCACAATCCCGGATTTTTATCCTTTATTATTTTACCTAATCTCCATATGTCATCTTTCATATCTTGAGGTAAGCTCTGAATATTTTTTTGTGTTATACCACTCAATTTAGTTTTTGCAAGTTGGATTTTTCTAAAAAGGTCAGGATTTTTTTTAATTTCCAATTTAGAATAGTCAAGTAATTCGTTAACTAATGTATCGACATTAGTAATCTCTTTACCAATCTCTTTAGCTAATTTTTTAGTCGGTAACTCCTGTAAGGCATCAACATACGCTTGATATCCAACTTTTTTACGAATATCAGGTTCATCTGCAATAAGTTCCGCTAAATCATTTAAAAATTCTTTTCCTCTAGTACTTCTAACAAAATTTTTTAAAGTTTTACTATTTAGTTCATCTTTTAAAAAGTCATCCATATTATTTAATACTATAAATTTGTCTAAGGCACTTTTTTCAGCGACCGTAAACGAAACTTTACCTAGTTTAATTACGTCATCAATTAATTTTGCAATTCCCTTTAATGGATTAGCTTCGTTTAGGATATCACTTTCATTTATGGGGTTTAATCCCATATTATTTCTCATCTGATTAATTTCTACTATTATACTCATAATTATTTATATTTTTTTTAATTTATATTTTTTTGGGTCAACAATTTGATACATTTTACCATCAATTCTCAAACCTATTAAATTTTTTTGTTTATCGCTCGCAAATTCAATTTTGTTAATACCGTTGGGGAAGTATTCTTTATTGTTTTTAACATAATATGCTCTAAGGAAACCATTATCAACAGGGTCTAATTTAGTATATTCAAATGACCCCCCCTTTAATTTAGGTTTAATAAGTTTATCGTAAACCGCATTTATACCTAAAGGTAATGCCGCAGCTAAACCTGCGGATATAAGACCTCGTTTAAGGGCTTGTTTAATTCCAACATTAGCGCCCGGTTCTAAAAATTTAACGGTTTTTTTAACTGATGATTTTAAAAATTCTTCAACACTATATATAATATTTTGTATCATAACTTCAACAGATTTACCCGCAACTTTTAATTGTCTAAATCCTGTTTTTCTACTTATCCACTCAAGTGCTTTCCAAATACCTTTTGAAACACTTTTTAATACACTAAAACCTGTTTCTAAATACGGTTTAATTTCGTACCATTTATTTGTTTTTGTTAAATATGTAAATACTTCTTGAAAATTTTTAAATTTAAGTCCTTGAGCTCCTTTCATTATTGGTCTTAAAGTTGACGATAATACACCTGAACTAACAATTCCCAAAACATCAAAAACTATGTTTAACCAATCCCAATCTTTTTCAACTACACCTTTATATACATCATACGCCAAAAGTGCCGTATATGCCGCGACAACCACTCCAGCACCATAACCTGTTGATGTTAATGCCACTTCTAACCCAACCATAACAGGATGTGTTAACGTCTCTCTATAACCTTCCATAAACTCATCTAAAGTCATTGTTTTAGATGGTAGAGAATTAGCCTTTTTAATTATTTTTTCAGTTGTTTCATAATCTTTTTGACTTCTAATACCAGTACTTCTCGCAATTGCATTCGCTTGTCGGTCCATCGCAAAATCACTTCTTTGTTCATCTAATGTTTTACCTAATTCGTATTGCATCATAAGAAGAACCCTATTTAAAGCGTCATTACCTTCTGTAAGTGTATAAGTTGTATTCATAATCTATAAATATACGTAAATTGATAATTATTTTTAAGCGACAGGATTTGCGTGTCCTCTTGTAAGACCGGTTTCCCATTTCTCACCTTTTAACCCCAATTTATTTGCTTTACCCCTATTTAATCCGGTTTCCCATTTTCTACCTCTAGTGTTTAAATTGTTTCCGGCACCGGCTCCTCCACCACTACCACCTGATGCTGCAGCCTCCTGTTCGTCCAATTCACCTTCGTTTTTTGGTGTATATTTCTTCATTAAAGAAATAATATAATCAATATCTGTTCTCATAATAGATAAATATTTTGTAAATCAATAAAAAAGTAATATATTTGTAAAAAAATAAAATACTATGAAGAAATTACTTTTATTATTGTTGGTTATTATAACCTTCAATTCTTGTGAGGTATATCAAGAACCAACATTATTATCATTAAGTGGTGAATACGTTATTACTAAGGTGACATTATTAAGTACTGAAAACACATCTAATACGGGTGGTACAATTTTTTCTCCCGGTTCCAATTATGTGAACCCATATGATTCTCAACCTATGGACAACATTCAAGTTGGTTTTACAAGATGGCATTTCGATTATAGTGTAATATCATTTTACCCAATTCCAAATGGTGATGGAACCACAACTTGGCAGAGACAATACTTTTACTCCGTTGTTGGACACAATAACGTATATGACTTGGGTTATGTCCAATTTCAAATAAATGGGTCTGTAAGGACATTTAAAATCCTTGACGATGGGTTGGAAAGTTTAACTCTTCAAACCACCGGATTATGGCCTTATTCGAATATGGGACCAAATCAAATTGTTACCCTATATTTAACTCGTATCGGACCATAAAAAAACCCCTCTTAACGGAGGGGTTAATTTTTTAATATAATTGTGAATCCGGTAATCGTGTTGGATAAATTAAATAATATTCATTTAAAAACGATATTATCTCTTCTTCATCCATTTCAAATTCTTCACCATAGGTGTCAAAATAATCTTCATCATCGTCATCCCATAATTCATCGGTATCGTCTTTTGAAAAATCGTATCCGAATGTTTTTGATTCTGTTAAATCAATTTGGTCTGTTCTAATTTCGTCGTCGTTATCGGATAATATCCTAAACGTAACATCTAAAGTTTGGGATGTCTCATTTATATAAAACGACTCTAACTCTTTAATTTCCATTTTTTGCGGTCTAATTAATTATATTTTGTAAATCTTTTAAACATATCTAACGATTCTCTTAAATCATCAAATAATCCCTCAACTTCTTCATCATTAATATCATCTTCATCGTCAAACATTCTATCATCAAGATTAAAATCTAATTTATCCTCATCTTCATCGTCAAAATATCGACCTTCACCTGATTTTATACGTAGATATTCGTCATCTGAATAATCATATTCATCATCTGAATAATCATCTTCAACTTCAAAATTAACCTCAGGACTAACTAAAACCATATCTGATTCATCATTGTGTCCAAAAACACCGTGTTCTAAATCGTTATCACCATCACCAATCATATCTAATTGTTCACCTAATGAAACGTAGTATTCATCATCTTTATCTTCAGATTCAAAAGATTCTTCCGGTTCATAGATACTACCACCTGATATATGACCTTGCTCCATCGTTTCTTTAAAACCATTTTCTTCATCGGCAAATAATCCGGTTGATTTATTATCAAATCTCATCTCGTTGATACCCATATTTTTATATGAGGTAACAACACCTTTATTACTCACGGTAATACCTTGTTTGTCGTTAGCCATATCTTGAACATATAGTGGTTGGTTCTTTTCAGGTTGAACATAACTTGTTAAATACCCGTCATAAACTGTTTTATGTTGGTCAAGGATGTTTTCTCTTTCCTCGTTTGTCATTTTAAAAAAATATGCGTTCATATTGTTTGTTTTGTATATAAATATATTTGTTTATTGAATTATCCGATGTGCATATAGTTCTGAACTATTTTAGTGGCAAATATTTTTAAGTATTTGTTAATATTTGACATATCTTCTTCTATACCCTCACTTTCTAAATAATCTATCACCCCATTAATCATTTCAGCTTGAGCTTGGTCTGCCATATCTAACATTTCTTCAAAAGCCTCTTCATTATGAATATCTTTGTATTTGAATTCGTGTTTAATTCTTTCACTACCCATCCATAAATAAGGTGGTGCTTGAAACATATTAACAATACTCGCCTCTCTAATAACTCGTAAGTATTTGTATAAAAACGCCATCTTAAAAAATTCAAACACATCAATGTTTTTGTATAAAACATTCATTCTATCTAATTCATCTTCTTTAATTTGTTTTTTTTCAAATTTCCAAGCATCTGTGTCAGATAATAACGCTAAATTACGACCATTATCCCATTTTACACCATATTGAATGTTACCGAAAACTTTATCGACACTTGTTACGGTACCACTCTCACCAGGAAACATACCTGACTCACCTGACATATACAGAAGTAAAACTCTATCACCTTTTTTTAATTTTGGATTCATATTTTTTTTTATATTATATAACAATAAATATATTTAAAGTATTTATAATTATGAAAATGAATATTTTAATCACCGAATCTCAAGAAAGAATGATTATTAACGAATCAATCGGACGTGAATTTGGTAATATTTTAAGACGAAATAGTGATATTGGTAAATTAATTACGACACAAATTAAAGAAATCACCGGTAACGACAAAATGGGTTTATTAACTTTTGGGGCATCTATTGGTGGTCTTATGGGTCCTGTTGGTAATTTTCTTGAGGGTAAATACCCATCAATGAATGACGTTGAAATTAGTTTATTATTAACCGGAGCAATTGCAACTTTTTTTTATAGCAGCCCAAAGTTACTCAATAATATTAAAGAAATAATTAAAGACAAAGGTTTGGAGTCTGAATTTGAAATTACGTTGTCTAAAACTAAAGAATTAAAAGACACTTTTTTTGATTTTATGGAAAGTCTTAATATTACGTTATTTAAAGTATCGAATATATTAGGATTCGCGTTTTTAATCCCACTATTACCGTATATTCATCAAATGTCTGAAGGTAAATTATCTATGATGGATATTAATAAAATTGTCACAATTTTATTGTCTTATGGAGTTATAACTATAACAAGTTCAACTCTAAAAGAAATTATGGTTAAAGTAATCAAAAGATTTAGAGGTTAATAATCTCCACTAATAAAATCACATAATTTACTTGAAAATATTGAGTGATTAACATAATTGTAATCATCAATCTCAATATCTCCAATATTCCTAATATACGTGTAAGTATGTGTCCATAACTCACAATCCTCTAAATCCATATATTTAGTTACTTCATCCCAAACAATACCATATAATGGACTTCTAAGGTCATCACTTTCAGTCATATATCCAACAATAGTTTCTGCAAGGTCTTGAGGTATGTTTTCTAAAGGTTCACCATCAACTAATACTTGATGACAATATACGGAAACATCTATAGTTATTCCATCTTCTATAAAAACATCAGAAAGTTTATAAGTAATATTTAAACTTAGTTGTTTTTTTTCACCACCACACCAAAAGAATCCTTTTATTTGTTTTGGACCTAATTGTTGTATATTGTCAGATATTTTTTGAATAAATGATGCCGGAATATTTCCGCCATATCTATTCATTCTTTTACCGTTATAATAAATGTTGTTAAGATTAGTAAAAACCTCACCAAAATTAACGCTAACCATTTCACAACCCTCTTCAATAATGTGTTTTGATTTACAACTGAAAAAATCCCACATAAAAGGAATGTCTGATTGTTTTGGGGTTATTTCTAAATCATATTGAATCTCCGGTTGAGATTTCATACCTTTAGTTACATAATTAACATTAACATTAGTAAACTTAAATCTAAACTCATTAACAGTATGTGTTAATTTAATTAGATAGGTTATTATACCTTTTATTTGACCATTATTTACCGCCATTTATAATAATATGAATTACTTCTTCCATTTCATCGTCTGTTAATCCGTGAACTTCTTTATGGTCCTCAAACCAATCTCTAACCACATCATTAAATGGTAATTTTCTTAATTTAGCAACTCGTCTGAATCCGGCTCTTTGTGCTGTTATTTCGTGTGGTTGGGTGTAATACTCAAATGATTCGTCCGGTGCGTCTTGGTGAATATGTCCATCACGATTATATTGAAATCCGTGTTCTAATTCGTGAGCAACAATATCATTTAATTGTCCTATTATATTATAGAAATTTCTTCTTAATGTTTTTGGATTGAATCTGATAATAATTTCAATAACATCATCTTCAGATGAATAATCACCATTCATCTTATAACCATCCATATTTTCATCAATCTGAATTATTAATTCCACAGAATATCTAAATGGTAAATTGGTGAAATAATATTCTTCCCCATCTTCTCCGGGTAAATAAAAAGTACCAGGTTTACCATCTTTTAACTTGTGGACAATATCCGTTACAGTCGTTCTAATTGCAACTCTACTCATTCTTGATTCTGTTATGTTTTCAGGTTTTTTTAAATCAAAACTTAAATCATCAATTGTTGTTCTCACAAATTCTTCTTCGGAATCATTAAAATATCTTAAATAATTCATAATTTCTTGATTTAATCTTGAGTAAAATCCATATAATTGACTCTCAAACATTCTAGCAACCTCTTTACCTGTATCCGTTGATTGAGGTGTAAATATTAATTTACTTATATAGTCGTGAACTCCTGTAATTACTACTTCAAGTAATAGGTAATCATAATATTCACCAACACTCATCATTTTTCTATGACCGGTTATTTGAAATTTATAATCAATATCCGCAGGTTGGTCAACTCCTTGAATTAACTCACCTGTATATTTGAATGTCTGTTTAGAGGCTATTTTATTTATTAAATCTATTTGTCTTTGACTTATCATAACAATAAATACTTTTATATTCAATTAATGTTTTTTTTGTTTAAAATTTAATTATAATTAAGATATGGAATTAATATCAACACACCCAATTAAAAAATCCGATTTGGGATTTCACGGAAACCTCTTTGGGGGAACATTATTAAAATTTATAGATTCAGCCGCCGCTGGTTACGCAATGCAATTATGTGATACACCAAGAATGGTAACAGTATCAATTGATAAATGTTTGTTTGAAAAACCAGCAAAAGAAGGTCAACTACTTAAAATATATGGTGTACCATCGGCTCTTGGAAATACATCCGTAACCTTATATATGGAGGCAAGAGCCCATAATGTTTATACCGGTAATCAAGTTATTGTTTTAAGAACAAATATTAAATTTGTCAGAATTGATGAAGAAGGTAATGCTATACCAATTAATGAAAAGGGCCGAAAAAAAATAGAAAACTTAATTGAACTAACTAAATAATTCTATTTATCACTATATTTATAGTATAAAAGATTTCATATATGAACAAGATATCAATTAACGAAAGAGAACTTAAACAATCAATTAGAAAACATTTGATTGAGCAAGATTCAGAAAAAGACAACAAACCAAGATGTGTTACAGGTAACGTAATTCCTTTAGATATGATGGTTGGACCATCGGATAACTTTAGTAACTACACATCAAGCGTTTTAAAACGTGATGGTGGAATTAACGGAATGGTCGATACTTTAGATGTATTAAGAACATTAAGATTACACAACGGTATTGATGATAGTGGAGAACATTTAGCATATAACTTAATGAACCATATCAATACTTTTAGAAACAAAAACTATTTTGACGAAACCAACGGTGAATGTCAAAAAGCAATGGATAAAGTAATTGAATTGTATAAAGAAAATGAACACGGAGAAGACCTTGTTAAAGATATTGAAAAAGTATTGGCACACAAAGACCCATCTTCAAGAGCAAAAGAATATTTGAAAAGATGTTTAATCCTTGTTAAGGAGAAATAATATACCCCACCATTGGGGACGTTTAGGACCGTTATCAGTGATGGTAACAAAATAAAGGGGAAGTATCGCTACGTCCCCTTTTTTATTTTATCAGATATTTATATATGAGTAAATAAACGTATAATCTTAATTAAAATGGCAAAACCTAAAGCAGGCTCATCTTCAAGTAACAAACTTTCTTTTAACAAGAAAAAATTTTCAGGTAAACACGACAAGACCGAGCAAAACTATAGGGGACAAGGTCGTTAATCCCGTTTATTTTTCATAAAACTTTAAAAGTTAAATTATGAAAAAATTTTTTTCAGAAATCTTCCAAGATGAACACGGTAGATTTTCTTCTAACCGTTTTGTAGGTATAATGTGTGCTATTTCACTTTGTGTTACTATGTATCACAATAGTTTCTCAACTGAGGACGTTGCACCTGCACCCGCTTTAATCCATTCTGTCGCTGCATTAGCATTCGGAGCATTAGGGTTAGGGGCCGCTAACAAAATCTTTGGTAAGAAAAACGAGGAAGAATAAAATTAACCCCCTTTAACGAGGGGGTTTTTTATTTCTTACTTTTAATCTTATTTTTTAGGTCACACAATCCTTTAATGATTTGTTCAGAATTATCATCCTCAATATATCTGACTTCACTAGATGCAACAACTATTGTATCTTCGTTAACCCGTGGTGATGAATGAGGTTTTATAACCATTTGATGAGGTTTAACATTATTCCGAACCATATTCATTATTTCATCAATTTGAACAATTATTTCTTTCTCCCGATTAATTCTTCTTCTATTACATTCGGACTGACCATCTATAACTTCCTGAGTCAAATCATCAACTCTAAAGGTTAAACTATCCAATTGGGTGTTAAGAATTATAATTTGTTTTCTTTGTCTTTTAACGACCAAATTTTGTTGTGTTGGGTCAGGTTTTACAACTTCGATTATATTTGAACCAAATGATATGAAAAACACGGCAATACATAGTATAATCAAAGCCCAAATACGTTGAGTTATTGAAAATGTTGTGAGTATTTCTTTAAAGTATTGAATCATACTGATAAATATCAGTCATTCAAGAATTATTTACCCAAAGCGTCTTTCTCGGATATCACTAGTGGGTGGTTACCTCTATAAATATTTACAACGTCTTTAACAACCGGATTAGTTGTCCAAACAATACTATGTTCTGATTCCGGATTGTATTCACCTTCCACCAAATATACCACAATTGTGTTGGGTTCCAAAGTTAAGAATCCGTGTACCTTATCATTTGGGATTAACACAGAGTCAGAATCACGAAGAACAATATAATCGGTCTCACCGGTTTGTAAATCAACAGCAAAATCAACGATTGAACCCTGAACCACTTTAATGTATTTTGTTTGTGGTGGGTTTAACTGATAATGAAGACCTCTAAAGGTGTATTCCTTATCATTGACACTGATTGAACACTGAGTCCATTTTAGGTCTAATTCTGTTGTTGAAATGGGTGTGTATGACCCTCTGTTATCTTTGAATGTTTTATGTTCTATTCTTTCCATATTATTTAAGGTATTCCAATAATTTTTCTTTAATACCGGATTGTTTGATTCCTTCATTTTCTCTTGGTGTGTGAACAAAGTTGGATAATCCCCACTTTTGTTCCAAACCATTTGATTCCAAACCTAATGTTAAATCATCAATACAAACCCAATGTGTAATTTCAGGGTGGTCGGTTAAATATTGTTTAACCTCTAAACATCTTTGTTGTTCATATTTTGTATTTCGATTCCATTCGTATTCGTCAGGATTATCACAATCAAAATAACGTTTGGTAACACCTATTGGTTTTTTGATGATTCCTTCTGATAGGTAATATTCACCAAGTTCTTCTAAATTTGCGTATAATCTCCAATCGGAAGATACAACGATTTCCGCTCCGGTTTCTTCTAATACCTGATTCAATACCTTGATTGCTTTTTTATCAAAATTATCAAAACGATATTTTACCTCAACATCAGGGTCATTCATTACCAAAGAAACTTTGTCTTTCTTTCGTTTATTCATACGACTTCCCCAATTATTTGCTAAACAGATAACACCATCGTTATCAAGGAAGAGCACCGCTTTTTTATTTTCCATTTTCTTCGTAATTATATTTACTTATTTCGTCCCAAATTTCCTGTGATGTTGAGACTTCACCCATTTCCATAGTAAAACTTTTTAACCCTCTTCGGTAATCGTTACTAAACCATTTCCCCTCGCCATTTAATCTGACATAGGTTCTGAAACTGTTTAAGTTCCAACGTGGTTTAATTTCACTATTTGGGTTATGAGCACAATCACCATACCATACATCAATACACCCTTCTACACAGGGAACTCTACTGAATTTAACCCACCCTTCTTGTAATTGTTCGGGGGTAATCATAAATCATATTTTATTGTATAATCAAAATCATCCTCATCATCTTCTTCCTCTTCCGGTAAATTCGCCTCAATTATTTTTGAGACACTTAAATTGTAAAGGATGTCACCCATACTATCCTGTGATAGGATATACTTTCTAATCTCGTCTATTGTAAATGTGTTTTGCATAATATTAATCTGTTACGGTTATAATGTAGAGAGTATTACTATCAAAGTCAAACTCAACCCAAGAAACAATATAACTTATACCTTCCCACACAAAACTATCATCTTTTCTCGGTGTCATATTATATGGATTTGGAATATCAAAATATTCTGTTCCCTCACGACTTATTACTCTTAATTTTGTTTTCATATTTTAAATTTTTTACAAAGATAATAATTTTTTCTGTGACTCAATTCTTTTTAATGATAATTCATAATACGACTCATCATTTTCCATCATAATCCAATTACGATTAGTATTAAGACAAGCAATGGCTGTTGAGCTACTACCCGCAGCATTATCTAAAACAACCTCACTTTCATTCGTATAGGTTTTAATCAAATACTCCAACAATCCAACCGGTTTTTGAGTTGGATGAATAAATCCACTTGACTTGGTTTTTTGTTTGTCAGAACTAAATACTTGAACACTCCTTGGGTATCGGTCAGTGTCTCCACCTCCTTTAATCACTCTATTCATCTCACCATACAAAGTTGTTTTATTTTGAACCTCAGGTTTTTTAGTATAAGAATTCATAGGGTTATGACCTGTGGTTTTTTGGGGATTATAAGTCGGGGGGTTTTTATAAAATACTAAAATATTTTCGTGAGCCTTCATCGGCATTTTTTTAGCATTTAGAAAACCGGTTGCCTGTGTCTTCTCCCAAATCCATTCATACTTTAACCATTCTAAATTAGAGTATCCCAAAACTTTGTCAAATGGTGTTTGACCAAATAACAATATAACACCATTATCCTTAATAATTCTCTTGTATTGTTCCCATAATTTATCTAATGGGATAATTACATCCCATTTACATTTTGTGGTACCATACGGGAGGTCACACAATACCATATCAATAGATTTGTCAGGAATTTCTATCATTAATTCCAAGCAATCACCTAAATAAATGTTATTTAATTCCATTTTTTTTACTATTATTTTTTCTTTTCAACTTTTGGTGTTAATTCACTTAATAATTTGCCACATTTAGTACATTTTGGGTCTTTATCGGTATCCCAAACTTCATCCATTTTGAATGAATGATTACATTTAATGTTTGAGAATTTTTTAAAAATTTTATTTATCATTATCCGTTTAATATTCTAATTGCTCTGTTAGCACATTCATTTGTCAACCCATATCCAATATCCAACGCATCCGGATGGTTGATGTTATTTCCCGTTCTCACAAAATTACCTCTTTGGTGAGTTAAGAAATCGTTATCATCATCAAAGATAACATATCTTTCAACTTCAGGATGTTCGTCCAACCAATATTCCACTTCGTGACCTCTTTCAATTTGGTCTAACCACTTAAACGAACCTTCGTTGAAAAGGTCATTACAATCCGGTGTGATATCAATAACCTCACCAGGTAAGTTTCTCTTTTCCCACATTTCTTTCATTCTTTCTAATCCGGCGTATCTCCAAGTTGATGATATTACAATCTTGGCACCGGTTTCTTCAACAACTCGTTTAAGGTTATTGACGAATTGTGGCATAAATTGACTACCAAACTCATCGTGGTCGTGGGAGTAAACATTAAGAACACCATCTATGTCCAAAAATATAACCTTAATCTTTTCCATTTTTCATTCTTTATTTAATTGTTCAATAATATATTGAATACCTTTTTCAGTTAATTTATAACCATCAGGAAATTCTCCGTGACCATTACTAGTCATTTCCAAATGAGCGGGGTTAACTAAACTTAAACTTTTTAGAACTTTGTGTTGATGGATTACTCTTTTAGCACCTTCTCTTTTCTCATCGTTGAAGACATCTTCAATTAGTATTTCTTGTTTAGGTTTACAATCACATCTTCCTATTGTACATCTGCTTGTAAAATTAAACGGACAATCCAAATCTTCTTGTTTAGACCCATCATACAACCCCAATTCTTCATCACCCTTCATCATATCAATTAGATGTTGTTTTTGTTCTTCTTTTTTATCTAAATAGGGTCTAACATACCACACACATTTTGAGTGATTTTGACCTAAATCATTTGAGTCGACTTCTCTACCCATAGGATTAACTAATACTTCAGTAAACTTTACCTTATCCCCATCGTAAACCTTAACACCTTTAACCCAAACATAATCTGTCATTGTAACAAAATTTGGGTGTAATGGTAAAGTTTTTTTTTCAAATTTTTTTGTGTAACTACCTAATCGTTTTGGATTACCACCCTTATATGAAACACCGGTGTATTCTACATACCATTTATCGTCTACTTTGATTAATTTACCTTTCATCTTTTACCCATTTTTCCCATTCGTAATACGCGTCCATCTCATTATCAAGTGTCCAATCTTCTTCTTTATTTTTTTCCACAATAAACTTCTCAGCCGCCAAACATCTGTGTTTCCAATATTCCCAATCAAATTTTGGTTTAATTGGTTTAGCGTATTGGACATTATAATTAACATATCCACCAAACCCACTAAATTCTCCGGTAACAACCTCATTAACAATTTCAAAATCAATTTCTTTATTAACAAATTTTTTAAAGAAATCCTCACGTTCTATCACCGACCACCCCTCGGTAGCCTTTGGATGTAACTGGATTGATTCGTAAGTTGTTGAAACCTCATCAACAGGTTTATCATACCAAACCCACCAACCGGATGAACTAATTTTTAATGTTCCTTTCATTTCTTACTTATTTTTTTCAGTTAAAGCCCAATTCCATCGGTCACGTAATTCATCATTCATTTTACCTGTGTAAATATTTTCTAATTCCTCACTTGTAAATCTTTCCGGACTTCCAAGTATGTAAAAATGAGATGAACCATCCGGTGTATAATCAGGGAATGATTCTGTTTTGTAATATTGAAAATTCATTGCAACAATCCAATCTAATAACTCTACTACTTTCATAATTTTTATTTTATGGGACAAAGATAAACAAAAAATCCCAATAAAAAAATTTATTGGGATTAAAAAACATTATTGTAAAATGTTACTCAGGTTTAACTTCTTCAAACTCTACGTCTGAAGCGTTTATATCTGATTCACTTACTTCACTTTCATTTACACTATTGTATAAATCTTGTGTAATGGTTTGGAACTTTTGGGTAAGTTCTTCCATAATCGTTTTAACATTTTCCACATCTTTATTAGAATGAGATTCTTTCAAGGTATCAAGAAGAGTTGTTATTTCTGTTTTTTGTTCTTCAGAAATCTTATCCTCTAAATCCGTTAAAGATTTACCTGTTTGGAATATCAGGTTGTCAGCAGAGTTTAGTGTATCCACATCCTCTTTAACTTTTTTGTCCGCCTCAGCGTTTTCTTCAGCTTCAGCCTTCATTCTTTCAATATCTTCTTGAGATAATCCCGTTGAACCCTCAATTCTAATTGATTGTGTTTTGTTTGTTGCTTTGTCAACTGCAGATACATTGATGATACCATTCGCGTCAATATCAAAGATAACCTCAATTTGAGGAACACCTCTCATAGACGGTGGTAAACCATCTAAATGGAATCTACCCATCGTTCTGTTGTCTTTTGCCATTGGTCTCTCCCCTTGTAAGACGTGAATCTCCACAGAAGGTTGATTATCAACAGCGGTTGAGAACACTTGTGACTTTTTGGTTGGGATTGTAGTATTTGCCTCAATAAGTCGTGTTAAAATACCACCCATTGTTTCAATACCTAATGAAAGTGGTGTTACGTCTAATAACAACACGTCTTTCACATCACCAGCCAATACACCTCCTTGAATAGCCGCTCCTAACGCAACTACTTCATCCGGATTAACACCTTTTGATGGTTCTTTACCAAAGAACTTCTTAACCGCATCTTGTATTGCCGGGATTCTTGTTGTTCCACCAACAAGAATAATCTCATCAATATCGGAAACCTTAAGTTTCGCGTTTTTCAATGCCGTTTTACAAGGGTCGATTGTTCTTTTGATTAAGTCAGCAGAAAGTTGTTCAAACTTTGCTCTCGTTAATGTTTTCACCAAGTGTTTTGGTCCGGTCGCATCAGCACTTAAATAAGGTAAGTTGATTTCAGTTTGAGGAGATGAAGATAATTCAACCTTCGCTTTCTCAGCACCTTCTCTTAACCTTTGTAATGCCATAGCGTCTTTTGAGATGTCTAAACCACCATTATCGTTCTTGAATTCCTCAACCAAGAAATCAATAATGACTCTGTCAAAGTCGTCCCCTCCTAAGTGTGTGTCTCCATCGGTAGATAATACCTCAAATACACCACCACCTAAATCAAGAACAGATACGTCGTGAGTTCCACCTCCGCAGTCAAACACAACAATTTTACTATCCCCTTTTTTGTCAAGACCGTATGCAAGAGCCGCCGCTGTAGGTTCCGAAATTATCCTTAACACATTTAATCCGGCGATTTGTCCTGCTTCAATGGTTGCCTGACGTTGGGCATCGTTAAAATAAGCTGGTACGGTAATTACCGCATCAGTAATTGTTTCACCAACATAATCTTCCGCAGTTTGTTTCATCTTTTGTAAGATAATTGCAGATAATTCTTGTGGTGAGTATTGTCTATCATCAATTTGAACTCTTGGTTGAGAACCTTCGTTGATTACTGAGTAAGGAACATTCTTAAGTTCTTTTTTACTCTCATCATAGGTAAGTCCCATAAATCGTTTAATTGAGTGAATAGTTTTTGTTGGATTGGTAACCGCTTGTCTTTTTGCTGGGTCACCAACTTTTCTTTCACCACCTTCTAAGAAAGCAATGATTGAAGGTGTTGTTCTTTTACCTTCGGAATTAGCAATAATTATTGGGTCTCCACCCTCCATAATTGAACAACAAGAATTTGTGGTTCCTAAATCCACACCTAAAATTTTTCCCATAGTTTTAATAAGTTTTGTTAAAGTATATATGTTTATTTTCAATGTGTCAAGCACAACACGATTATTATCAAAATTATGCCAAAACAAAAAACCTGACATATTGTCAGGTTAAATTGTTATTATGTCAGGTTGATTACATTCTTTCTTTTATGTCGTCCAACATACTCTCATCAAACTCGACTCCGTGTCTTTCTTGGAAGTGGTCTAATAATGTTCGGATTGATTCGTAATACCCTTTATCTTGTAATAATAAGTAAGCCCCCAAGTCAGCTTCCAACTCATCTTTCTCATCTCTTGGTCCATCGTGACTTAATAATACGTGAGTAACCTCGTGAGCCTCAATAAATTTTAAAATACTTTTAGCATCCGGTTGTCCAACTAATATTTCACCATCAATAATAATTAAATTCTTACCGGGAACCATAAAACCAAACCCATACTCTTCAAAGTATCCTTCAACTTGTTCATATAATGGGTCATCTTCAAATACCACAACAACCGTAACACCGTCCAAAAATTCACTAGTGTATTCTAATTGAGTATCTTCTTTGATTATTTTTCTATATTGAGATTCTGTAATTATTAATTTCATATTGATAAATACTTTGGTATTTCATATCATTACATAAAATATTTTATTATGATAAAAAATACCACACCTTACATTGGGAAAATCAAATTTAAATTTGAAAAATACCCCGAATATACCGGAAAATCAAAATTAAATAAAATTCACCTTAATTTGGGGTTCACAAAATTGGTTTCAAGAATAACACCACATAAAGATTTAAATGGGTGGTTAATTAATCCGGAATGTATATATCTAATACAAAAACATACCGGAGGAAAAATTGGTTCCCATAGTTTTGGGGATAAAAATGAACATACTCTACCAAATTCATTCTTAACCAAAGATGGTGGGTATATTGGCAATATTGAACGTGGTTGGTGGTATTACGAAAACAATATGAAAGTATGTGAACAATATCCTCACGGAGTTGCTGAAAGATATGATGACAAAGGTAATCTTATTGGATATCACGGATACACCCACAGAGGTGGTCAAACATTTAAAATCGGTGATAGATTATTTTACGCGTCTTATACCCCAAACGAAGATGATTACGAAGAGTGGGAATGGGCCGGATGGCAATTAAAATTTGAAGAATTATATTCCAAAGGAGATGATTTAGATAAAAAATGGATGGATAAAGAAGGGATTGGTTATGTAATACCGTTTAACAAAAGAGGTGGTAAAGTTATTGATAATTTTAAAGAATGTTTACAAGCAGCAATCAATATGTCCAAAGACTTATCTTAAATAAAAAACCCCCTTAATTGGGGGTTTATTATTATGATATGTAATAAAAACTATAAGAACCATCATCAAGTTTTTCTTTTATAGCACATTCATAACCTTGTTCTTCAAAATTATTTTCAGTACCTGTTAAGTTCACAAACGCTAATTCAGGTAAACTACAAATGTCCACATCAGAAAAATCTGCTGATTCACAATTCAAAAACGCTAAAAACACTAATTCAGTAAATGAAGGTAAAAGTGATAAAATCTTCTGAACTACTTCAGATGATTGATTTCTAACTAATATTCTTCTGTCATCCGGTTCTTCTACGTCATCAATCAAATGATGTTTTTTAAGGATTGATATTACACTTCCTTCTTCCTCATCAAACATTGGTTCATCAATAGGTTCAGGTCTATCCATTGTTGTATTTTGAACCCAATTCATACCGTTTCGGTCGTCATATTCCTTAATTGTTTTCTTCATTCCTGAGTGCATCTCAAGTATTCTTTTTTTCTCTTCTTGAGAAATAGTTGTTAACAAATTTTTCATATTATTAGTTTTTTATTATAAATATCTTAAAATATTAAATGTTATTATCATCACCTTTTTCTTCATTCATTATAAAATCGAATACTTGGTCAATAGATTCTTTTGCCGTAGCAATATGGTCTTGAGCCCAATCGTGACCGTTTTCTAATATACTATGAATCATTTCAGGGTCTTTCTCTAACAATATACCTGTTTGTCTGTGAATTTGTTCTAAATTACTGAAAAACATATATCTATCATTTTCAGGCTCATCTTGTTCAAATAAAGCACCTTCGTCTTCATCCTCATCATCAAAGTCAAAATCTTCTTCAACATATTGTGAAAGTATGTATTCACCAAAGTTATCTTTTATTAAGTCAACAAGTTCGTCATAATCATAAGTATCATAGTCATAATTTGTTAACTCATCAACAACCCAACGAATGATATTACTACCGAATTCAAATTCATCACTAAACCCATATCCTCCTTCATCATTAACCTTTTCAATATTCTTATCAATAAGTTCTTCAATGGTGGATAATCTTCGTCTTAAAAATAAATCATCTTTGTCTTCAGTCATATCCACATACTCATCAGTAGTGTAATCAATATCCTGTTCTGAAATAACTCTTCCCGGTTTATAACCAAAAAGGTATTTCATATTTTGAATATCTTCATTAATTAATTTCTTGTCCATTTTAATTGTTTTTAATTATAAATATCCAATAAAATAAAAAACCCCCATTTTCAGGAGGGTTAGTTGATTACTTTAATAAGTTATAATATTCTTTGAAGTGTTTGATTCTATCGGCAAGCCCAATAGTTCCACCATTCACTCTTTTAGTTACCGCAGTTACCGTAGCGTCATCGGCACCTTTATCACAAATAGACCATAATTTATTTGAGTCAAAGAAGAATGCCGCAGAAGCTAATGGATATTTTGTAGCGACTAAATCAGGGTTCCCAATACAATCCTCCCCAATGAATTTAGTAAAGTTTTTATAATTGTCTTTACCGGTTAATTGGATATACCCACGACCTCTAAATTTGAACCCTTCTTTTGTTGATTCATCACCATTACCCATTCTACCACCATATACTTTTGATGCGATTTTTTCAGGGTTTCTTGCGTAAGATTCCGCTAAGTTACCGGGAAAGTATTTTGGGAATATCTTTTTAAGACCATCTGATGAATAGTTAACATTTTCCGACACCGCTTTGAACCCACCTGATTCGTGACCACACTGAGCCAAGAAATGAGATAATCTTAATGCGTTTGTAATGTTGAATTTTTTTGCAGTATCCGGAATTTGAGCGATAACCGCCTCAGGGATATGTCCTTTTAATTTTTCTAATTTGAATGGTCCTCCGGTTGGGATTACGACATCTTCTTTAATAACTTCTCCCGGAAACATTTTTTTCCAAGTTCCATCACCAACAATTCCGTCGGCAGTTAACCCATTTTTAGTTTGCCATTCTTTAACTAACTTTTCAGTTCCCGGTCCGAAGGTACCGTCAGCACCTGTTCCTAACTTTGTTTGTAGTTTTTTTACGTCGTCACCTTTTGACCCTACTTTTAATAACATAATTTTTAATTTTACAATAGTTTATTTTTATAATAAATATCATAAAAAAAAGTCCCAAATCATTTATTTTTTGGGACTTGTGAATTTTAGTTATTATTTGTGTGTTTATTAGTTTTTAGTGTTGTGTATTTATTAGTTTTTACTGTTGTTGTTTACTACCATCCTGTGTGGCGTATTTTATTCCCATAATTGTACCAACTATTGAGAATGCGTTGGTCAATAAAACACTAAACATATTTGACCAAGTTGAACCAATAATTTGTGTATCTTGATTTGTCACAATAGCCATCCAATATAACATAGTTGTCACAATACCAACACCAACTATGACAGCTAATGCACATTTAACAATTATTTTTATTAATTCATTTTGACTCTTTTTTAATACTACATCTAAATCATTTAAAGCAGCATCCTTTTCTAATTCAATTGAGTGTTTAAGTTTTTGAGAGTTTTCCAACTCAATTGTCAAATTAGTTGTAAGTTCATCTATTTTTTTCTTATTATTTACTGACTCAGTAATATCTGTCGCAATTTTAACTACTTCAGTAATATTTCCTTTACTGTCAACCACAGGATTATAAGATGCTTGTAAATAAACAATAGAACCATCTACTTTTCTTCTTTCAAATATTCCATCAAAAAATTTACCCTTTCTTAAATTTTCCCAAAACTTAATATACTCATCTGACTTTGAATACTCATAACTTACAAAAATACTATGATGTTTCCCAATGAGTTTATCTTTTTCATTAAACTTATAACCCATAGTTTCTAAAAATATAGAATTTACATCTAATATAAATCCATCTGTATTAAAATTAATAAGAGCGGTACTTCGGTTAATTGCGTCTATTTGTTTCTTGCTATCAACAATTGACGTAATGTCAGTAGCAATTTTCATTATTTTAGTAATCTTACCACTCTCATCAAAAATAGGATTATACGTTGCTTGAAGATTTATAAGACTTTTATCTTTTTTTCTTCTTTCAAATTCTCCTTGATAATACTTACCACTTCTTAATATGTCCCAAAATTTTTCATATTCAGGTGACTTTGCATATTCTTCACATACAAAAGTACTATGGTGTTTACCAATAAGTTCATCGTGATTACCTATTCCATACCCCATCGCCACCAAAAAAATATCATTAACACCTAATATAATTCCTGATAAATCGAAATAAATAATGGCGTTACTTCTGTTAATTGCCTCAAGACGGCTTAATAATTCTTCTTTTGATAGGTTTTTCATAATTGTTGTGTTTTATAGATTTGGTTATCTATAAATATCAACAAATAATTGTATTAACTATTTATTTTATTTTTTTTTTAATTATATTATAAAATTTTTAAATAAAAAAAAGGTTACTTCACAGTAACCTTTCTTGTAACCTTCTTAATTTTTGGGACAGGTTTTTTATATTTTATTTCAACCTCATAAGGTCCAAATTTATTTTTTGAAGTATCATATCTCCAAATAACTGTTTCGTTCGGGTCATCATAAACTTGCTCCCACTTTTTACCTAATTCTTTTACTACTAAACTCATAGGACAAAATTAATTAAAATTTATAATAAAACAAAATTATTCTTCTTTTTTTTTGTGTTTTTTCCATTCCAACCAAAAAGCCAATAGAACTAATATGTTCATACCAAACGACGCAATTATTTCTAAAAAATCTTCATAAATATTCATAGTTAAATGAACGTGACCCACAACCCAAAAAGGGACTGCCAAGTTACTACCCATCCATATTATAAAAAATGTTAAAAATTTCTTCATAGTAATAAATACTACTCATTTTCTGACATTTCAATTAATTCTCTATAAATGATTTGTTTTTGCTCATTATTCATTTCGTATGCTCGAGCCAATCTTGTTAGACCTATTCCCGCACCAAAACGTGGGAAGAAATTTAATGATAAAAATTCTTCTAATTCTTTCTCAACTCTTTCTTTACCAAATAATTCAAACAACTTAGAGGAATAACCACCACCTTCGATTGTATAAAACATTTCTCTCATCTTTTCAACATCACAACTTCTTTCAGCAGAACCAATTGTTTCTTGTCCAAACATAATAACATCAACTTTGTTGAAAATATTATCCGAATTATGTTTCATATTCCAAAAAGGGTTAGTTCTGATTGGAAAGTTCTGAAGTGAGATAATTTTACCTTTTTCTTTCCACATTCTTGATTCGTGTTCGTCTTCTAAAATTGATACCCCACCGTATTCTTCACAAACATCTTCATAATTTACTTCAACCGGAGTTTCAAACCCTAAAAATTGTAATAACTCAAGTTCTAAGGATACCAAATCTTCCATCGTTCCTTTTGATTCAAATTCAAACATTGGGAATATTAATTCGTGACGACCCGGGATTGGATTTTTTTCTTCTCTATATGAAGTTGAAATACAAAATACTCCGTCCCATTCTGGGTTTTTTAATAGTTCATATTCTAACCACATTTGTCCGGTTTGTGGTAACGGCCAAATTTCACCACTATATTCAAATGTTTTTACTGAATGTGGATTTTCGCAAGCTGCTAAAATAGATAATCGTGATTGAGATGGAACCTCAATAAAGTTCTTGTTAACAAAGAACGTTCTCATTTTTTGTACCAATTCGTGGTAAGTTTTTGTGTTTTTCATTTTTGTTTTATTTATGTTTATTTATTGTTCACGTATGGGCAAAAAAAATCCCTTCAATAGAGAAGGGATTTACTTGTTAAGTAATATAATTGTTCGGCGTGTATAGTTTGTATTTCTTCATTGGTAATAAATATACTATATTCAGATAAAAAGTCAATATGTTTTACTTTTTTTTTTATTGGTTTAAATTATTGTATGAACGATGAACAAAAAGCCCAACAGTACAGTAATCTAACGTATGGTTTCGATAGAATTGCTAATGAAATTGCCTCAATTAAAGGTGAGAGTCTAGATTTAAATCAAGAACAACTTAACAAAATCCAAAAACTCCAAGAACAACAAGGAAGGATTATGACTCAGTTACAACAGATTATGAACGGATAAAAAAATAACCCCCACGTTTAATGGGGGTTTTTATTATACAAACTCTACTTCGTTTGTTTCCGGGTTCCAATCAATCGTCATTGGTTTTTGAGTGTAGATGTATCTCTCATCTAAAACCGCAGAGTTAAAGTGATGTGTATCTCCTTTTCTAACGTAACCATAACCGGTATGGATATGACCAACATTATGGATTTTAACGTTTAATCTCTCTAATCTCTCAACTAGTAACTCACAACCTAAATTATTGTATCTTCTACCATCAACGGTATCTAATATTCCAAACGCTGGTCCGTGAGTAAGTAAGATATCGGTATCGTCAGGGATTCCTTCCCATTTACCCGAAAGAGCTAAACCATTTTTTTGTAGGTTAAACGCCCAATCGTGAAACCAAGGTTGCCAAGGACTACCATAGATTTTTACTTCTCTCTCATCACCAACTTTGATTACCAATTCACTATCTTGAAGATACGTAATTCCGGTGTAGAAATCTAATATCTCTTTTACCTTCTCAACGTTGTCTTGGAATCCCCAATCGTGGTTTCCGGCGATGAATACCTTGTGAGTATAACCTTCGATGTTATTAAACCACTTACAGAACTCTCTGATTTCGTGCTCGTAACCCATAGATGTTAAATCTCCACTATGTACCAATAAATCACCTCCCGGTAAATCTCCGGTTATTTGTTTGTGTTTATTGTGTGTATCGCTTATTAATGTGATTTTCATAATTTCTATTTTTTTTACAAAGATAATAAAAAATTTTTTAATTCTTCTATCATTTGTTTAAATTTTTATACTCTGTTAATGTTAGGTATAAATCAATTCCCAATTTTTTTCTTAACATAGTGTTAATCTCATCTTGATTACCGGAGTACTTATTTGAATTAAATAATAATTCGTGCATTATTTCAAGTGTCTTTTCTTTTTCTACCCCAATATTTGCTAAAGTTTCAATAATGTGTTTTTCTTCTTCCATAATTTATATTTCTATTACTTCTGTCATTATATCCCCAACATTATAATATC